AAAGAAGGGAAAGACTTCAAGGAAATCGACCTGATCGCCCGCCAGGGTGAACGATTGGCTAGGATCGGTAAATTTAACAGTGGCGGCAACGAGGCCGACTTAAATCCGAACGTGGCCAACCGCAACAGCGGCCCGCGTAAGGCGCCAGAGAAGAACGTGTTTAGCGACGAACAGACGGAAAAGCTTACCGAAATTTTCCATGATTCCCTGTTCAAGTATCAACGAAACTGGTTTGAAGCCGGCGCCAAACACCGTATTCGCAATTTGCTTAAGTCCCGCCAAATAGGCGCGACTTTCTACTTTGCGCGCGAAGCCCTGATAGACGCCATCACTACAGGCCGAAACCAAATCTTCCTGTCAGCGAGCAAGGCACAGGCGCACGTTTTCAAGCAGTACATCATCGAGTTTGCCCGCGAGGTGGATGTTGAGCTGAAGGGCGACCCGATGACCCTCGGCAACGGTGCGTGCCTCTATTTCCTCGGCACAAATGCCCGCACCGCTCAGAGTTATCACGGCAACCTGTACCTGGATGAGTATTTTTGGATCCCTCGCTTCCAGGAGCTGCGCAAAGTTGCCTCCGGCATGGCGCTGCATAAGAAATGGCGCCAGACGTACTTTTCAACGCCGTCGAGCCTTACCCATAGCGCCTACCCATTCTGGTCCGGTGCCCTGTACAACAAGGGGCGCGCCAAGGCCGATCGGGTTGATATCGATCTCACCCATACAAACCTGGCGCGCGGCGTTCTTTGCCCGGATGGCCAATACCGTCAAATCATTACCGTTGAAGATGCAGTTAACGGCGGATGCAACCTGTTTGACCTGGATCAGCTGCGGCTTGAGTACGGCCCAGAGGATTATCAGAACCTGCTGATGTGTGAGTTTATCGACGATATGGCGTCGGTGTTCCCACTCACTGAAATGCAGGGGTGCATGGTCGATAGCTGGGAGCAGTGGGATGATTTCGAAGCACTGGCCATCAGGCCTTTCGGGTATCGGCCAGTGTGGATCGGTTATGACCCGGCCAAAGGCTCTGCGTCAGGTGACAGTGCCGGTTGCGTGGTTGTGGCGCCGCCGATGGTGCCGGGTGGGAAATTCCGCATTTTGGAGCGCCACCAGTGGCGAGGCATGGACTTTGCCGCCCAGGCGAAAAGCATCAAACTTTTGACCGAGTGCTACAACGTTCAGTACATCGGCATCGACTCCACCGGCGTTGGCCACGGTGTTTACCAACTGGTGAAGCAGTTCTTCCCTGCGGTGCGGGAGTTTGTCTATCGCCCGGAGGTGAAAAACGCCCTGGTGCTGAAAGCCAAAGACATCATCACACACCGGCGCCTGGAGTATGACGCCGGACACACCGACATCACCCAATCCTTTATGGCTATCCGCAAAGCGATGACCGCCAGCGGTAGCCGGCCAACGTATGAAGCCAGCCGCAGCGAAGAAGCCAGCCATGCCGATCTGGCATGGGCGACTATGCATGCGCTGTTCAATGAACCGCTCGAAGGTGTCACGGCGGGCAACAGCAACATTGTGGAGATTTTTTAAATGAGCAAGCGTCATAACAAACGCGCATTACCGCCAGTTCACACCAACAAACAAGCTGCTGGCGCTGCAGGGGTTGAAGCCTTTACCTTTGGCGACCCCGTTCCGGTGCTCGACCGTCGGGAGCTGCTTGATTACGTCGAGTGTGTGCGCATGGATAAATGGTATGAGCCGCCGATCAGTTTCGATGGTTTGGCCAGGACGTTCCGCGCGACGGTTCACCATAGCTCACCGCTGTATGTAAAGCGCAATATCTTGACCAGCACATTTAAGCCGCATCGTTTACTGAGCCAGCAGGCCTTCAGCCGTTTCGTGCAGGATTATCTGGTGTTCGGCAACGCCTACCTGGAGTTGCGGACCAACCGCCTTGGCGGCCCGATGGAACTTAGACCCTCCCTGGCCAAATATACGCGCCGGGGCGTGGATCTGGATACCTACTGGTTTGTGCAGTATGGCCTGGGCGTTGACCCTTACCAATTTGACACCGCTAGCGTGTTTCACCTGCTGGAGCCTGATATCAACCAGGAGATCTACGGCTTGCCAGAATATCTGTCTGCGCTTAACTCGGCATGGCTCAATGAATCGGCCACTCTGTTCCGTCGCAAGTATTACCAGAACGGCAGTCACGCTGGCTTCATCATGTACATGAGCGACGCGGCCGCCAGCCAGACTGACGTGGATAATATCCGCAACGCTATGAAGGGCGCGCGCGGGCCTGGAAACTTCCGCAACCTGTTCATGTACTCGCCGAACGGCAAGAAGGACGGCATTCAGATCATCCCGCTGAGTGAAGTCGCGGCGAAGGATGAGTTCTGGAATATTAAAAACGTCACTCGTGATGACCAGCTGCACGCGCACCGCGTGCCGCCGCAACTGATGTGCATCGTGCCGGAGAACGCCGGCGGGTTTGGCAACGTGAAGGAGGCGAGCGAGGTGTTTGTTCGAAATGAGTTGATACCGCTGCAGCGGCGGATGCAGGAGATTAATGAATGGATCGGAGAGAAAGTTATAAGCTTTAGTTCTTATGAATTAGGGGGTAACGTCTAGATTTCGGAAGGGAGCGGGCGACACAATAAGTGTCGCCTTCTAAACTATCAAATTAATTTATATAACCTATCGGACAGTTCTAAGGTTCTATCCTTCACTCTCTTAGCATCCCAATTAGTGCCGTTTTTGGCAATGTCAGCTAAAAAATCCTCTACAATTTTTAAATTTGATGATTTGTATTCTACTATTTTCTTACTCAGTTCGTAATTTTTACAAGCCTCATTCAAGGTGAAGCATAATGGCAGTAAATTTCCCATCAAACCTACAGTAGTCACATCAAACCCACTTTGAGAACCGACATGTTCAATAGAGACAAGGTCTAGCTTAAGTTCATTTGTGCCTCTCATTTTCTTCTCAATTCTTTCAAACATATACATAATTAACTTTCTTTGAGATGTTTTTTTATTTGTGTAATAGATATTCTTCACGAAAGCATCATGGAATACTTTTTCAGTTGGATTTTTTGTTGCGAAATACGATGATGCCTCGTCAATTATACTGTCTATATCCCTTTTGTTGGAGGCTTTATCAATTTTCACTGCTAAAACTGAATATTTCGCATCAATTCCTGATGGTCTTAGACGACAAATTGCATTAAATTTAAAATGGAAATTTTCTAAATCGCTTAGGCACTTTATCAATTTACCCTGAGTTAAACTTCTTGCCTTATCCCGTCTTTTCCTTAACAGCGATAAAACGAATGGCCTAGGAATTGATACATTAAAAATTTCGAAGGCTTTTAATGAATTGAATATATGACGTTGGTCTTGCTGAGGCCAGTCATCGATCTCTGGGGCTATAATTTTACAGTAAAGGTCCACATCCTTGTGAATTTCATCTAAAAACGATGTTGCGGTCAAATCAGAGTGCTCGTCTAGTAATTCTCTCTTAAACGCTCTGTACAATTGGTCTTCGCCAATGTAATTGAATTTTGAAAGCCACCAACAACGTACATAGTCAGCTATGGTACTATTATTATCATGCTCTTCAATACGCGCAGTGATGTAATCCCATTTCTCTTTTGCTTTATCTACAGGATATGTCGAAATACAACTCTGGAATACTTTGTTTTTTATTAAATCAATAGAGCTTAAGTTTATTCCTCTAGCATTCAATACTTCAAAAATATCATATGCATCATCTTCTTTACCTACGGATATCCGCACCAATTTAAGATAGTTAGTAATCATTCTATAAACTGAATTGAGGCAAAAAAGATAATCTTCCGTTTTATATCTCGAGGCCCCATCTTTCAATAGTGAACTACATAATGCCTTTTTTCCCAGTTTCCGGCTTAAGAAAATACCAGCATAGTGAATTCTTCTATCTTCATCACAATTTATCTCTGATTTATGTTCTTCTCTATCTTGAAAACTACGTTTGAAAAACTCACGATCGCTATTTTTAGATAATTTCTCAGTGAATGACTCGCCACTCGAGCTTAAAGCGTTTCTATTAAATGTTTGACTGGCGGTAACAATATATGTTTTAAATATATCGTCAGCTAATGTCTCCTGTCCATTTTTTCTCATAAACCTTGATATTAAAGAAAGCAATATTGTTAAAACACTGAAGCGTTGTTGACCGTCGACTACTTCTAATACATCATCACTATCAGCACCAGATAATACTATTGTCCCGATGAAGTACTCATTAAAGTCAAAGCTATCACCTTTCTCATTTATTTTTATATTTCTAATTATATCTTGCCATAACTCATCCAGTTGCAACTTTTCCCAGCTAAATTCCCTCTGGTTACGGGGAATAACATATCGCTGTTTTACTGAAAGTATATTTTTAATATTTAATGGTGTTGCATCAAAGTTCATTATATCAATCCATTAATTTACTAGTGTGTAGTGTATACAATTTACGTCATACGACTGTTCAAAACAATATCTATATATTATTATTGCCAATCTATAGATTTATATTGCTAAGTATTCTGGCGCGCAATCGTAGCCCCGCCACGCCTGCCCGCTTTTTGTATGGGTTTTCATGCAGGTGCCCGAATAGCAGAAGGGCGCGCCATTACTGGTGCGCCCGGCTGTTTTAGATCCTTTTTTGATCGTGCGGATTCATGCAGCATAGACATGCACAAGCCCTGGCAGGTGAATCACTGGTTCATATTGTATTTGTAGTAGGTGTTAAGCCCATAATCACCTTCAACCTGGAGGCGCCAGGAAGGTTGATAAAACTTTATGTATTCGTTCGCTTGGCTCGGTGACCAATCAAAGCCGACCCCTTGCAACTCCCTCAAAAAATCTGCAACCGTAATGATCCATCTACCGGTTGGTTCTCTTTTTCTGGCCAGTTCAAAAGCCCAAGCCTCGTTGCCACGCCGCGCCATAATTTAGCCCTCGTCTGCGTTGTAAAAAATTCCGTCGTAGTCTTTTTCTGGTAGAACCTCGCTGGACAGATCGATGATCATGCCCAAGGCAAGTTTTAAATCAGAAGCATGCCGCGGGGCGATAAGGGCAAGCTCTGCAATAAACCGAACGCGCGTCAAAGTTTATTTTTGTTTTTCAAGTGATTCCATCACTATCTCCAGATAGTACTGTATGCATGTACAGTATTATATTGAGCGCTTTCCGAAACCTCGTCAAGACTCTATGTTAATGAATTTATTTCATTCGCATGTATTTCCATCACTTAGCTACTTTTTAGTCTGTTGTGCCAACAACCAATAAAAAGCCCCGTCAGTTTTGCCTGGGGCTGAAATGCAGGCATCTATGACCGATGTTATTTCCCTCGGCGCCCGTAAAGTCGCCCGTTCGCATCTGCTCTGAAATAGAACGCGCCGATCTTCACCGTTCCGCCAAGCAGCAGGCGATCAACCTCTTCAATCCCTGGGTTTTGTCTGCCGGCGGCGTTTAACTCCTTCGCTATTTTTTCCCGCTGCTTATCGCCTTCTTTTTCCATCTGTTTCAGCAGTTGATCGCGCTCTCCGTTTTGCCCGGTAACTTTTTGGCGCAACCTATTGAAACGCTGCATCAGGGCACCTGCCCGAACCGGGGGACGCGCCGTAAATACATCACCACTGGTGTTGCCGTAGTAGTGATTACCGGCAATTTTCATCGTCATGCCTTTGGCCAACAGTTGGCACTCAGAATCGCTGAGCTGAATGCCGGCAATTTCTTCCACCCGGTCCCGGATTTTCTCCATAGCGCCAGCTGTGCCGGTTGGAACATTGGTGGCCTGCGGTCTGCTTATTCTTGTTTTTGGGTTTTCGTCCCTGACTCTTGCCAGTACTTTCCGCCGTTCCTTGGCTGATAACTCGCCAAAATCGACATCACAACTGGCATAGTCGGCTTCGCCTATATCCGGCGGGGCCATACTCCCACCAGGATCTCCCGTACAGTTATTGACAGAACTCCGAGAGGGCGCAGGCGCGCCCTGAAGGTCAACCCCCAAAACCGGCGCTTTCTTCGGCACAATTTTCCATTGAATTACGCGGGTGATGATTGGCACGTCCTGGCCAACTGGCGGGGAGAAAACACCACGTACGCGGATCACGTCTTCGCCGTATCCGTTGGTTTCCTCCGCG